TTGCCATTTTTTTTTATTTTATTGTTTGCAATTTAATTAAAAAATCTATTTAAAGCAATACTCTAGCTTGAAAACTAAGTAGCTTACTATAATACTTTCTCTCTTTGTTGTAGCCCTCCTGCATTCCATCTAAATTAAATCCATTAACTTTAATGGTATTAAATGTACCAGATGCACCTTGTAAATCCTGGCATACTGCATCAGCTAGTATAGTGCATTGTGAATAGTCTAAATGTATAACCTCTATTGATATATCTACCATGTACACAGGAGCAGTTTCTACTCTGAATGATCTCTTTATATTTATAGGTAATATTCCACTAAGCTCATAGAGTACACCTATCTGTGGGTTTCCTTGTGCTAGCATGGGCATAGGTTGAATTTTATTAGCAGCCATGCCATCTAAATTCATTGTACTGCCATTAGTTAAAATATTATATATAGCTTTACCTACTTTTAATCCAGTTGTAGCACTCATACCTTTTTAATCTTTTCTAGTTTCTTTTCTAGCAATGCTAATAGTTGATCTTTCATTGCAGTATATCCTCCACCTTTCCAGCCTTGGAATGCTTGAAAAAACATTTTAGTTCCAGAATAACCTACATTAAACATATCAGATCCTGCCTCTATTAAATGTGCATGAAATCCCTTATACGGACTATAATATCTAGGCCCGACTATTATAAATGGCTTTCCTTTTTTTCCTTTTAATCCTTTTATAATTCCTATAGATTTTTTTAGGTTTCCCTCATCTACTGGAGTTCTGCTTTTTATATCATTAATTAATGGCCTAGCTACTTTCCTCAATACTGCTTTAATATCTGCATCCTTTATAGCCTCTCTACCTAATGCCTTAAGTATTTGATCTACTTGTTTATCTCCTGTTATAGATGTAGTAGGTATTATAGCCATTAGTTTATTGCAGTATGTGCTTTTATTATTACTAGTTGTTGGTTTCCCTGTCCTCTATACTCTACAGATTTAATATAAAATAAATCCCCATCGTATGTAATAGAATCTATACGATCTATTAATTCTGTTATAGATTCATATCTATAAGTAAACTGCACATTTTTAACTAGGTTTAAAACCTCTGCAGACATCTTTTCAGATCCAGGCAACCATTTTATATCTGCAAATCTTTCATAGCTCAAACCACCATCTTCTGCCATATCTCCATAGTCAGTTTGCTGCTGAATATCTGGTACACTTATTTGAGTTTTATATCTTAATCTGCCTGGTTGTATCATTGCCAAATATAATTTTTATACTGATTAATTATATTAAAATATCCCATAGGCATCTCATCAACTTTTAAAAATGATACTGCAGATCTATTATCATAATAATGCTGAATTAGTAAATACATAGCTATTAATAATGGTCTAGTACTATCTGCATTTTGTGGCTCAATTTCATACTTTATACTAATAGCATCTAATCTATCAAATCTATTAAATGTATTTAAAAATTGTACCTTAATTAATCCCATGTGCTGAATAACTATATAATCTGTATCTATAGTTAATGTTTGCTCTACATTATTTATGTCAAAATACTTTACTATAAAATCATTAGAGCCATCCCAATAACCCATATAAGATAATGGTAAAATTAAATTCCCTCCTGTAGTTGGAATAGTTCCCCAATTAGTAAAATACTCTGTAATAGTTTGTAAGCCCATTACCTGGCCTGTATCCTTTAAAATTTTTACTCTAGCTATAGAGATAAGCTCGGATATAAATGTATCATCGTTATTAAAATCTACTCTCAAATAATCTTTAGCCTCAGTTAGGCTAATAGGCTCAGTATCTGTGTAGTTCTCTATTTTTGCATTCCTCATATCCTAGATATAAAAAAAGGGAGCAGGAATAAACCTACTCCCTTTATCATTATTAAATAATCTATTAAGCTACTTCTCCTCTTACTAGAGATGTAGATCCTGCAGTAGTTCTAGCAGCTTTACCATCTACTAGAGATACTATTACAAGTCTTGATAAACCTTTAGCAGCATCAGTATAACGATCAGAAATAATATCTAATCCACCGAATGTAGCTAAATGCACATCTGAGAAATCTCCAAATAAACTGGTTTCTGCAAATGGAGTTCCTGCAATACCTAAGTTTTGAGTTACATAGTATGGATAACCATTTATAGTCTTAGATGCATAGTCTGCATAAGCCTGTACATAATCTACACCAGATTCCTCTTTTAATTTAGCTAATGCTCCTGCATTGAAAATATAGCTAAAGTTACCAGATGCAGGATTAAAGTTCTTTGCAAGAATATTACCCTCTGCTGCAAATAGTTCTTGCTTAGAATGAGATGCACTCATAGTTAATGCATCTGCAGTATGCCAAATAGAGTTAGGGCCATTTGTAGTAGTTGATGCATCTTGTAATAATGCTTTCTCCCATGTAGAAGAAATAGAACGAGCCATGTTTCTCTGTAGAGCTGCTTCTGCTGATGCGTTTTGTGTCATCATCTCAGCACTCATAGAAACTACAGAAATTAGCTTGTTAGGGCTTAATGTAATCTCATCTATAGTACCTGCTGGAGATTGTGCAGATGTACCTGCTTCATCAATAAAGCCAGATGTAATACCACCGATAATAGGGAATTTACGATCTGCAGTAATACCAGAGTAAAAATTAGCTCCTGCTTGTACAAGTACTAAATTGTTTTGTAACTGATCGATAAATGATCCTACCTCAGTAGGTCTAACATTATTTGCTGCTGCAGGTAAATTTTCTGCTGCTCTATGCTCTAATGCTATAGATGGAATACCTACACCTCTGAATAAACGAGTTTTGTTTTCGTTTCTAGCCTCTTGATGCATCTCTCCAACAATGCCATCCATTTGGCCATTATAGGCTGCCTGGCATGCTGCTGTAAAACTAAATCTCTTTAGATCTTTATCAGTCTTTGCTACGTTTTGCGTTTCGAATGTAACTGGCACTACTGGAGTTTTAGTTAGATTCATAGAACGCTCTAAACGATCTACTCTAGCACTCATATCTGTAGCAGTTTTCTCCGCTTCATTCCATGCGTTTTGCTCATCTGTTGATAGGTTTCTATCTTCAGATTCTGCACTATCTATTAAATTCTGCATAGTATTTAATGCAGCATTTTTAGAGTCTTTTAGTTGTTTGATAGTTTTTTTCATTACTTCAATTTTAATAATTTAAATTTTAATTTACTTATTCCTGGATTCTCTTTTTTATTATTTCTAAATAAGTCTAATGATCTTAATCCTACAGATGTATCATTATAGGCTGGCCTTGTAACGATGCTGACATCTACCAGCCTCTTTACCTCCTTAACCTCTCTAACAAAACCTCTCTCTGATTCCTCCCAATTATCTTTATCTACATAAAATCCAAAACTCATCTTTGATATATCGCCTCTCTCCATGAGAGCAATAGTATCCTTTGCAGCTTGTGTATTAGGCATTTTAATCTCTGATACTAATCCTCTCTCATCTACTGAAAGTTTTAAAGTTCCAGAGCTAGTACGCCCAAACACTATATTGTTATCATGATTTAATAAAGCTACTACATCGTTTTGTAGTACTCCATCAAATGCAGATCTGTTAATCGTTTCTTTAAACCCTCCTAAATCCTCAGACAAGCTATCGAATACTGCTGCGTACCCTCTAACGATAACACCCTCTGCAGTATTTTCAGCTCTTAACTCCTGGCATTCAAATTGCCTAACTTCTAAATTATTCTTTAGGTTCTTCTGTTTCATCCTCTTTAATTATTTCTTTTTTAGGATTAGCCTCTTTAGGCTTTACCTCTTTAGGCTTCTGATCCGTTTTAATCATGTTCATTGGAACATAATGCCCATCTCCATCTTTAGCATCATTTAAATTTTCTTTTCTTCTAATCTCATTAGGAGATAATGCACCTACACTAAATAGCTTAGCATAGTAATCCCCTCTGCTCTTAGAATCTCCTCTCATTAATGCATGAGTAGAATGCTCAAAATATCGTTGCCCTTTGAGATTTTCAAAGATTAGTTTTTTGTTTAGTTCCTGCTCTACTTTAACTAAAATAGGAGCTATACAAAACTGCACAAACTCTATACCTTGTGCCTCAATATTACTAAATGTAGCTCTCTCTAAATCTCCTAATAAATGTGGAGGCACTCTCATTAATCTAGCAATCTCTGAGATACTAAATTTTCTAGTAGCTAGGAATTGGGCTTGATCTGGAGCTAATTGGATTGGCTTATAATCCATCCCCTCCTCTAGTACTGCAGTTTTAAATGAGCCATTATAACCACTATGATAAGTAGAATGCCATTGGCCAGATAAGGCCTGCATTGCCTCTGTACCTAGTTGCCCTGGATGCCTTAGTACTCCAGATATTTTACCTCCAGACTCAAAGAAATTTTTACCATAGGTTTGAGCAGCTATACCTAAAGCTATATTATCTGCAGCTATAGTTATCCTAGATATACCATTGTAACCATCTAAAGTCATATCTGGTATATGTATAAAATCGGATGCATCGTAGATAGCACCTCCTCTAATCTCATACGTTACTCTACCATTTTTAATAATTAACTTTACATCGTCTGGATGGATTAAAGTTAATGCTAATGGTAAGCCTCTCTGATCTCTTTCTATATATGCATAAGCATTGCCATAGAGTATCATAGTAGATATAAAGCAATCCCAAAAAACGTATTTAGTTTGCGTTTGGTTTGGCTCTGAATGTATTAAATACTGCAGGCTGCTATCTGTATCTATTTCTCTACCTGCATTAGTTTTTTTATAGTAATTTAATGGTAATTGTGCAATTGTTTCAGCTATAATTCTAACTGCTGCATATACTGCAGTCAATGTTAATGCAGAATCTGGAGTAACTAATACCTGTCTAGGATTTAAATTTAATCCCATTCTATAATCTACATAGTTTCTCTCCTCTGGAGCTTTAGTAGATTTTTTTAGAAAGTCAAAAAATGCCATTAAATATATTTTTTTGCAAATTAATTAATTATTTTGTATAAAGCAATAGTTAAATGGTAAAAAAGCCTTTACCATCTCTAGTATATTTACTCACTACTGGAGCCTCTGAGTACATCTCCTCTCCTACTGCCATACACATAGCCATTATACTATCTATTTTATCTGAGCTTTTTGCTTTGTTTGGCTTAATATTACCTGCAGGATCTGTTTCTAATTGTACATTACTAAATTGCCATCTTATCAATGGATCGTTAAAGTAAATTAAATCATTTGTAAGTACTTTAGCTTCTATTTCCTTTGCTGCAGGAGATAAACTTTTATAACCCATGCCGAATGCAGACATTTTTAAGCCCTCCTCAATGCATTCTATTACTAACTGGCTAGAATTCCACCTATCAAATGCTATGCTTTGTACTTGATATTTTTCGCATACTTCGAATATTTTAGCCTTTACAAAGTTGTAATCCGTTACATTTCCAGGAGTTACCTCTAAATAATCTGCCCAATCCATGTAATTAACTCCATCGTTTCCTCCAGTTCTACCCTCAAATTTATCCTCTGGTATAAACGTCCAATGCTTAAAAATAATTTTTTCTCCAATCCTCCAGCACAAAGATAAGCAAGTTAAATCTCTTACAGATGCTAAATCTAAGCCTCCATAGCAGGGATTCTGCAGTAATATCTCCTCTGATATAGTACCATTACAAGCCACAATATCGGTATCATTTATCCATCTAGTCTCTGAAGTTGTCCATTGATTTAGATGTAATCTCCTAAATATATTCTCATAACTAGGCTGAGATAAGGCCTTTTTTGCCTCTCTCTCCATATATGATCGCTTTAATGATACATCTAAGCCAGGATTAGCTTGTTCCCATGTAGCAGGATCTGATATATCTGCATCTGCATCTGCTTCAAATATTACAGGCAGAAATTGCTCATCTTTTATAATTCCATCCCTTACATCACATGCATAGCTATACATCTTATAGCATGCAGAGTATTTATCAAACCCTGCAGTAGTAATAGCTATGGCTAATGGCTGCTTTCTAGCTCCTGTACTTGTTTCTAACACCTGCCATAGATTTTCTGTACCATCGTCTTTCATTCCATGCAGCTCATCGTATATAAAGCCAGATGCATTAAATCCATGCTTTGTAGATGTTTCCCTAGAAATAGCTTTGTAGAATGAGCCTTGTGAATTATATACAATACTATTTTTAAATATCTCTACATATTTATCTAGTTTAGGATTGTTCTCAATCATTACTCTAGCACACTCAAACACTAATTTAGCCTGCTCTTTATCATTTGCTGCACTATATAGCTCTTTTCCAAACTCATCATCTAAATATAATAGAGTTAAAATAATAGCTGCAGCTAGTGTAGATTTACCATTCTTTCTAGGCAAAAATATAAAGCTAGTTCTAAATTTACGAGATCCATCTGCACACTTCCAACCAAACATAGGCCTTATAATCTGGTCCTTTTGGTATTCCTGTAGTATAAATGGAGTTTTAGCCAGCTCTCCTTTTGTATGTGTTAAATAACCCTCTATAAATTGTACTGCTTTATCTGCGGCCTGATCATCAAAATAATACTCTTTCATAACTTAAATGTGTTATCTATTATTTCTGGAGCTGAGATCCTAGTTCTAGCTGATGGAGTCAATCCAAACTGACAGGCTATTTTTAAAGCTTTGTTTAGGCTATCTGTAGCTATCCTCTGCTCTGGTTTTTGAGTTCTCCTAGTTAATGCTCCATCCTCATTAAAAAACTCATCTACTCTACCATTTAATTTTAAGTAGTTCTCCATCTCAATATAAGTACCCATCTCATTAGCATAAGATGTAACTAGAGCTAAATCTACTAAATGTAGCATTCTTTTACTATGAAGCTCCATGCATACAATATTATACTCATGAGATCCATACTCATTTAATTGAAATGGTGGCTCTGGTATATTAGCCAGGATAGATACTTGCATCTCATTAGGATTTATTCTGCAGGGCTGATCTGTGCCTGCCATTTTTTTTAGTTGCGTAGGTTTTGCTGGTCTGCCTTTGCCCATTATTGTCTTATTTTAAATTTTAGGTATTTCCTCTGGAAAGCTCCAATTTTGCATACACAAAAAGAAAAC